GAGTTAGAGAAAAAGAAAGGTGGATCCAATGACAACTAAACCATTCTTCGATGCTGCCCGAGTGATTGCAGGCGGCAAGCTTACACAGGCGCAAGTAGATGATTTAAATAAGGTGGTCGATAAACTTGCACCAAGTGGGAAAACAACAAGTGATGTTGGTGTAGACCTAATTGTCAGTTTTGAAGGTACTCGTTTCAAAGCTTATGACGATGGTGTAGGGGTTTGGACCATTGGTACTGGCACAACAGTTTATCCTAATGGCGTGAAGGTTAAGAAGGGCGATGCTTGTACAGCAGAACAAGCTAAAGCCTACTTTAAACACGACTTAGCTAAATTTGAAAAGACTGTAAATGAATCTGTGACAGTGCCTTTAACTCAAAACCAATTTGATGCTTTGGTATCGCTGACATACAACATAGGCTCGGGTGCTTTTAATAATTCAACCTTATTAAAAAAACTGAATAAAGGTGACTATCAAGGCGCTGCTGATCAATTCCTAGTTTGGAATAGAGCAGGCAGCAAAGTTATGAAAGGTTTAGTTCGTCGCAGAGAAGCTGAACGAGCACTCTTTTTAAAGAAGTAACTTATATGTGTAAGCGTACCAAAGTTGCATCGATCATCACATTGCTGTGCATCCTGCTTTCAGGTTGCACAGCTCATACTATTAATAGTAACGTTAATGTCTCTATTTGTGTGAGCGCACTCTAATGTCAGTTCAGCTAATTAAAATTCGAGATATAACAAGTGATCGAAATGTAGACCTATTAGCTGATCTAGACAAAAACGGAGAAGTCACCAAAATTTACGACTACAATGGCAACGAACTGAAAATTAATTTTTTGCGCGACGAAGTTTATTATAAAAAGTCTTGGTGGAAGTTCTCGAAGAAACAAGTCGGCTAAACCGCCCAGCTATCTACGATATCAGCCCAGTCTTGCATCATTTTTCGTCTAGCATCTAAGTGCTG